AGAGGCTCAAGAAGTTCCACAAGAGCTTTCAAGTGAAAAAGAAGTTGAATTATCTGAAGAAGTGGAAGAGGTTGTACACTCACCAGAGAACTCAATAGAAGTAAAACAAAATTCTTACGTACAATCTAACCAACGTATGACCACTGAACAAAGAGTTCAAAATATGTTATTCAACTAAAATTAAATAAAAATGGCTACTACTACTAACATTACTACTACTTATGCTGGAGAATCGGCTGGAAAATACATTTCAGCAGCTTTATTATCAGGTAACACAATCGCAAATGGAGGACTTACTGTTCGTCCAAATGTAAAATTTAAAGAAGTTGTAAAAAGACTGGAATTAGATGGAATCGTAAAGAATGGTTCTTGTGATTTCGCTGATACATCAACTTTAACATTAACTGAAAGAATTATTCAGCCAAAAGAGTTACAAGTTAACTTAGAGCTTTGTAAGGCTGATTTCCGTTCTGACTGGGATGCAATCCAAATGGGTTACTCTGCGTTTGATAAATTACCTTCTTCTTTCCAAGACTATATGATTTCTTATGTAGCTGCTAAAGTAGCACAAAAGAATGAACAAACTATTTGGAGTGGTGCTGCTGCAACTGATGGTGAGTATGGAGGATTTGTTGAGTTATTAGCTGCTGATGCTGCTGCTGTTGCTGCTCAAACTATTGCAGGTGTTGCAGGTGGAGTAAATGCTACTAACGTAATTATTGAATTAGGAAAGATTGTAGATGCAATCCCTGCTGCTTTATACGGAAGAGAAGATTTACATATTTATGTAGCTCAGAACATCTTTAGAGCATACAAGAGAAGTCTTGGTGGATTTGCTGCTGGAGGATTAGGTGCTGCTGGTGTAGGCTCAATGGGTAACAATCAGGATGTAAATGTACTATTCTTCGATGGAGTAAAGATATTTATGGCTAACGGATTAGCAAGTAATGTTGCTGTATCTACAACTAAAGATAACTTATGGTTCGCTACAGGATTATTGTCTGACCAAAACGAAGTGAAATTACTTGATATGGGTGATTTAGATGGTTCACAGAATGTACGTGTAATTATGCGTTATACTGCTGCTGTTCAATACGGAGTAATCGAAGATATCGTAACTTACGGAATCTAATAATAATTAATAAATAGAAAAAAGGGTAGGTGGTTAATCTATCTGCCCTTTTTTATTAACTAATAATAAATATAATAATATGGCTTGTGATATTAACTTAGGGAGATTAGAACCCTGTAAAGACAGCGTTGGAGGTATCAATGCGGTTTACTTTGTAAACTTTGGTGACTTAGGTGTTGTTACCTTTGATTCAACCGACACGGATGTGATTGATACCATTGCTGGTACACCAAACGCTTATAAGTACGATGTTAGAGGAAACTCTACCTTTACTGAGAACATTCAATCAAGTAGAGAGAATGGAACTACTGCTTTCGAGCAAGTGTTAGAGTTGACACTTAAAAAATTAACAAAGGAAGACCATAAGACCATTAAGTTGTTGTCTTTTGGTAGACCAAATATCTTAGTTGAAGATAATAACGGAAACGTATTTTTAGCTGGATTAGAACACGGAGCTGATGTTACAGGTGGTACTATCGTTACAGGTGCTGCTATGGGTGATATGTCAGGATATACTTTAAGTTTTACAGGTATGGAGAAAGTTCCTGCCAACTTCTTAAAGAAAACCGCAGTAGGTGAGTCTGGAAGCACAACAGTTACAGGTGCAGGATTTACTATTGTATTAGGTTCATAATTCTTAATACTTTTAATTGATTGACCCTACTCTAACGAGTGGGGTTTTTTCATTAAATAAAACAAAATAATATTAATTAGTTATCATAGTATGATTATACTAACTCCAGCAGTGGGAAATAAAACTATAAGTATTGTACCGAGAACTTCGGACGTAGATGGAACAATAGTTTTAATACTTAAAAGAGATGGATTAGGTATTAAGGAGAATCTTACACCTGTATCAGTAACTAAGTTAGTTAATTTTACACAAATAGTATTTACCCCTACGATACTTAAAGAGGATGCTACTTACTATTTAGAGGTGACAAGAGATGGGGCACTTTGGTATAGAGATAAAATTTACGCTACATCACAAACAGCAGCTAATAGATTAACTAATACACACGTTATAGGGAATAATACAATATACCAATCTTATGACAGTACGGATGATAATACATACATAATATAATGAAAAAGAACACCATTAAAAAGGAATATAAAGACAGTATTAGGATTGTTAATATGTCTTCTTATAACGCACCTGAAATAAAAGAAGTCCACAATAAAGAATGGGTTGCTTTTGGTGATAATAATGATTACTTTGACAGTTTAATAGACAGGTATCTTGATAGTCCTACTAATGGTAGATGTGTTAACGGTATTGTTGATATGATTTATGGTAGAGGTTTAGAATCTACTAACTCGGAGACTTTCCCTGAGCACTATGTCTATATGAAGAAGTTGCTTAGACCAAGAGAGATTAAAAGACTTGTAAACGACTACAAGCTTTTAGGTCAAGGTGCTTTACAGTTAACCTACAACAAAGCTAAAACAAAGATATTAAAAGTATCTCACTTCCCTATGGAGACTCTTAGAGCTGAAAAAGCTCAAGGTGGAAAGATAAAGGCATACTACTATCACCCAAGTTGGAAGGATTTAAAATCATCTGACAAACCAAAAAGAATATCATCATTTGGAAATGGTGCGAAATCTGATAAGAACGAGCTTTACATATTCAAACCATACAGAAGTGGGTTTTACTACTATGCTACCGTTGATTATCAGGCATCTTTACAATACGCTGAATTAGAATCAGAAGTAAGTAACTACCACATCTCAAATATACAGAATGGTCTACAGCCGAGTTTATTTGTAAACTTTAATAATGGAGTGCCTAACGAAGAAACTCAAGGTCTTATAGAAAGTAAGATTAATGACAAGTTCTCTGGTAGCTCAAATAGCGGTAAGGCAATTATAGCATTTAACGAAAGTGCCGAGACTAAAGCTGACATAGAGGCTATACATTTACCTGATGCACACGCACAATATCAATTCCTTTCTGATGAAGCAAGAGAAAAGATAATGTTAGGACACGGTATTGTATCACCAATACTATTAGGTATTAAAGATAATACAGGATTTGGAAACAATGCAGAAGAATTAAGAACAGCATCTGTTTTAATGGACAATGTTATTATAAGACCTTTGCAGGATGGAATCATTTACGGATTAACAGAGATACTTGAATTTAATAAGATACTACAAGATTTATACTTTGTTACACTACAGCCTATCGAATTTACTGAGTTAGAAAATATATCTACCAAAGTAAGAAAAGAAGAAGAAACAGGAGAGAAACTTTCGGCTGAAAAAGAAGAGGTAGACTTTTCTGATGAAGAGGGTGATGACTTGTATAGTCAATTAGAAGGCTTAGGAGAGGTTTTAAGCGATGATTGGGAGCTTGTGCATAGTGAAGTGTACGAAGAAGACAAAGAGTCCGTTAAAATGGCTGAAATAAGCTATTCTGACAAATCATCATCTGAAGACAACAATGTGTACAAAATTAGGTATGCTTATTCACCTGAAAGAAAGTCAGCAGACAGTAGGTCGTTTTGTAAGAAGATGGAAATGCTAACAGGTAGAAAAATAGTATTTAGAAAAGAAGATATTAATATGATGTCTTTTAGAGGGGTTAATAAAGAATTAGGACACAATAGAAACAATTATTCGCTCTTAAAGTTTAAAGGCGGTAAGAATTGTCACCATTATTGGCAATTACAGGTTTATAAGAAATCAAGTGGCAAGAAGGTAAATGAAGACACTGCTTATGGCAAGGGTCTTGACAAGCCTAAGAACCCAGCAGAGATTACTGAGAAAATGATAGATAGACCTGATAAGGGAGCGTATCCAAGCGTTCTAAGTAGAATTAAGAAAATCATAGGACAATAATATGCCAAAAGCACTTTTTATAACAGTACAAGACTTAAAAGCAAAGTCAATCATAAGCGGTAACACCGATGCAGATAAGCTAATTCATTATATCGAAGTAGCACAGGATATTCATATCCAAAACTACTTAGGAGGAAGTCTTTATGACAGGCTACAGGCATTGATTATTTCAGGAGATATAGACCTTGCTGCTAATAGCAATTATAAGCTCCTTAGAGACACTTATATCAAACCTATGCTAACTTGGTTTACTCAAGCAGAGTACTTGCCTTTTAGTATGTTTAAAATAGATAATGGAGGTGTTGCCAAGCATAGAGGAGAAGAGTCAGATACTGTTGACTTTAGTGACATTGACAGAATGATGTCTAAAATTAACGACAGAGCAGAATTTTACACAAGAAGATACTTAGATTACATATCCAACAACAGTAATCTATACCCTGAGTATAATAATAATACAAATGGAGATATGTACCCTGACAAAGATGCGGATAACTTCTCAAGTTGGGTTTTATAATGGAGGGTAGGAAAAAGAAAACATATAAGACAAAAGTAGTTAACATAGTAAGGTTGGCTGCATTTTATGAGGAGGTAAGTAAGAATAAATCACATAACCTTAGCGTAGGTAAAAACAATAAGAATGAGTTGTGAAATTAGAACAAATAGGATAGAGCCTTGTAAGAATAATGTTGGTGGTATAGATGCTATTTACTTTGTAAATTACGGTGACATAACAGGTATTAAATATAACTCTAAGGGTTCTATTGTAACAAGTGTTCAAGGTGGACCAGCAGCTTTTAAATATGATGTAAGAGGTAAGTCTTCTTACTCAGAAAAGATAAAGACTAACAGGAATAATGGAACTACATTTTACGAACAAAGCTTAAAAATAACTTTAAGCAAGTTAAGTGAGCAAGACTTTATAAATGTAGGGGAATTAGCAAAAGGAAGACCTAATATAATTATACAAGACAATAATGGGAACTTGTTTTTATCAGGTGCTGAATTTGGTTCTGATATGACTGATAGTGATGTTGTTACAGGAGAAAGTATGTTAGATTTAAGTGGTTACCTACTTAACTTTAAAGCTTTAGAGAAAACATCAGCAAAATTACTCTACAAGTCAAGTGAAAGTCAATCAGGTGTAGATGCTTTAAGTAATCTTGGATTTAACATTGCTTACAATCAAGCAGGTTGGGATTATTATTACAGAGTTCGTGCGGATGGTGGATTTGTAGAATCACTAATATGTGTTAAATAATAAGATAATAAAAAATATGGCAACAATTCCAAGTATATCGCTAATTCCTTCAGGAGTGAAAGCGGGTGAAATTTATAGTGTGTTACCGATAGATGGTAGTGGAGACTTTACTTTTGATAGAGGTAACGGAGCTTCAACAAGAATAAATAAACAGAAGTTAATTGAAAGTGTATCTAATGACGTACCACGTTTAGATTATGGTATTAGTGATTGCCCAGCTTTACTTTTAGAACCAAGTAGGACTAATTTACTTCCTTATAGCGAGGAGTTTACAAGAAGTAATTGGGGTAAGGTTAATACTACAATAACTCCTTTTTATTCGATATCACCTGATGGCTCGGCTACTGCATCATTACTACAGAGAACATCATCGTCAGCTAACTATATGTCGGAAGGAATTACTAAACCATCCGCAGCTCCTACTCAAGTTACAGGTACTTGGTTTGTTAAAAAAGGTGATGGAGATTTCTTTGCAACGAGAATACAAGGTGCATATCCCGCAAGAGTTGATTTAATATATCAACATTCAACTAAAAGTATTATAAGTGTAGTAGCTACCACCTTTACAATTATAGACTCTTCTGTTGTAGAAGTTGCAAATGGTTTTGTTAGGATAAGTCTTTCGGTATTAACCGATTCAGCCAGTTCAATGAGTTTTTCCTGTTCACCTAATTCAGATGCAAGTCAAATAGATGGTTCAGGTTCAAGTGCTGATTCAAACGTAATTATATGGGGAGCACAATTAGAAGTAGGCTCTTACGCAACATCTTACATCCCAACATTAACAGGAAGTTCACAGACAAGATTAGCTGAAACTGCTAATGGTGCTGGTAATGCTTCTACGATTAACAGTTCAGAGGGTGTTTTGATGTTGGAGGCTTCTGGTTTATCATCAAGTGATACTACTCAAAGAAGATTAGGTGTTACAAAAAATGGTACTTATGAGGGAGTAAGATTGCAATTTGGTAACGGAAATATTTCAGCAACAGTATATGATGGAACTACAAATATATACAGTCAACAAGTTAATGTTGATGAATCAATATTCCATAAATCAGCTTTAAAATATAAAGCTAATGATTTTGCTATTTATATTGATGGTTTTAAACATAAACCACAATCAACTGGTAATACATTTGCTCAAGGTACTTTAGATGATATCTCTTTTGACTATCAGGGAGTAAATCATTTCTACGCAAAAACTAAACAATTAAAATACTATAAAACTGCATTAACAGATTTAGAATTAGAGACATTAACATCTTACATTTCATTTAACGAAATGGTATTAAACTTTAATTACACAATACAATAATATGGCAAATACAATTAAGTTCGGAAACACAAAATGGGCAACCAAAAAAGACTCAATATTAGCATTTAATGACGAGAACGCAAACTTTAAGCCTTTACCATTTACTACATCAAGAGCAAGTACTGCTACGAGGATAAATAAAGAAGGTTTAATAGAAACAGTTGGTGTTGATGTACCAAGAGTAGATTATCTAAATAATCCTAAAGGAGCTTATTTATTAGAACCACAAAGTACTAATTTATTTCCTTATTCTACTTTAGATTTTAATGGTGGAGCAAGTCCAAGCGGTTGGTCGATAGGATTTGGAACTGGAACTTTCTCTTATGAGCAGTTATCCTATAAAGGACAGAAAGCAGTTAAACAAACACAGGCAACAACTGGTCGAAGTTATCTTAGTCCAGGAACTACACCTGTTTCAGCAAATACTATTCACACCCTTAAAATCCAATTTATTTTAAGTGAAACAGTATTACAACAAACCGATGCGGTCGTAGCTATATTTAAGAGTTCGGGCACTATTACTTATAGATTCAGTGATATTAATGCGGATGGTGTATTAGAAAAACAATTTGATAGTGAAGGAAGCACATCTCTTTCTATGAGAATAGGTATTGGTGCAATCACGAATACGGATGGAGGTACATCAGTGGCGTGGGCAATACCACAATTAGAAGTAAGCCCTTTTGCTACATCTTACATACCAACATCAGGAAGTGCACAGACAAGATTAGAAGATGATTTTACGGCAACCTTACCTACTGTAAGTGCTTTTAATTCAAACAATGGGTTTACTTTTTTTGGCACTTTTGAAAGCAGTGGTGGTAGTGGTGCTTCATCTATGATGTTACAATTTAATAATAATTCAGGTTACACAGGATTTGGTCATAATGGAACTAATTGGAGAACAAGAATAAACAATGGTGCTACTAACATTACTGATATTACTAATATTCCATTATTAACAAAAAGTAGTTTATCAATAGCTATTAGTCCAACTGATTATTCAATTTTTGCAAATGGAGCTCAACAAACATCAGGTCTTCTTGATTTAAGTGGGTCTACAATAGTTAATTCAATTGGCTTTAGAAGTGGTGTTGAATTTGGAGCTGTAAGAATAAGTGATTTAAGAATGTATAATACAAAGTTAACAGATGCAGAATTAACAACATTAACAACAATATAAAAATAAGATTATGAAATTAAATATAGCAAAGTACGCATTCAGTAGTAGAGAACAGTTTTTAGATAAGTTAGATTCATTGCATACATTAAATGAAGAAGGAGATAGTGTTCCTAACTTTAAATTTAGTGTAGTTCAATTAGGTAATATTGTTTTAGAAGCAGAAGTTTTAGACGAAGAAGGAGAGGTAGAGGCTGAAGCAGTTCTGTCTGAAATGTGGCACGTAGATGCTGTTTGGTTTGAGCAGGAGTCACACCCTTATGGATGGGCAACTTATAAAGTAGAGTTAGATAGCGAAGGAATGCACGGATTTGCTGGGCTGAACTACTTAGACCATAAATTCTAATGAAACTAATTGACTTGAAAATATACGGTTTAAACAGCCTTGCAATGGTTGTTAATTTCTCTGCAATAGAGATAGGAATGAAGATAGTTCTTACGGCAGTGGTAATTGGATACACCTGCCAAAAATGGTATTTAATGAATAAGAATAAAAATGAGTAAATACTTTAAAGGTATTGAAGAAAATATGAATGTAGACTTTCTTGCTAAGTTAGACGAGGCAAGAGAATATGCAGGAATACCATTTATTATAAATTCTGCTTATAGGAGTCCACAACATCCTGAGTCTATTAAAAATCCAACGTCAAGCCATATTAAGGGTTTAGCGGTAGATATATCTGTAAAGGATAGTAGAACACGTTTTTTAATATTAGATGCCTTAATAGCCGTAGGATTCACTCGTATAGGTATTGCAGGTACTTTTATTCACGTTGACTTAGATTTAGATAAATCACAAAATGTAATATGGACTTATTAATATGGAGTTAAACTTAGTTTTTTTAGTACCTAATGCAATGATGTTAGGTTGGCAATACTTTAAACCTGAAGAGAACTTTGATTTCTCTGAGGTAAACGTCTTTTTATTCTTTGTACAAATACAATACAGATGGGTGTAATTAGTTTATTAGGTAACTTATTAGGAATAGGTAAAGACTTTTTTGCTAATAGGTCTAAATTAAAGCAGATAAAAGCAGAACAAGAATTTGCTATTATAGAGGCACAGACTAAAGCTAATGTTGATAGGATATTGTCTAATACAGATAGTGATAATCAAATTGACTTAATTACAGCACAAGATAAGAAGCACAGTTTTAAAGACGAAGTTATTACTTACTTATTCTTAACTCCTGTTTTCATTGCTACCATTACACCGTTTATAATAGCTTTTAAGGAGTCTAACTTTATAAACCTTTCAAGTGATATAAGAATATCATATGAGAACTTAAATCAATTACCAACGTGGTACAAATATGTTCTTGGTGCTATTGTTATTGATGTATTAGGATTTAGGTCTTTTGCAAGAAAGGTATTAGACAAACATCTTAAATAGACTCCTGTTTAATATAATACAGACCTTTTGTTTAATATAATACATACCTTTTTTTATAGAACGCAGCTAACCTGTATTGTTACTAACTTATTATTGTAATAAATATTTTTTTTATATTTATGTTATTAATATGTGTTTTTATTATATTATAAATAATACTTATTAGGTAAATATCATTTGATGAGGCAAAGTTAGTGTTTCTCCAGCAGAAAGTCAAGTAAACTTTTAAACTATTTGTACATAACTACATTTTTATGATAATGTAATATTCTTTATATTTGTGTATGCCACGCAAAATACATAATAGAAAGGCACAAAGTTTATCTTTGCATAAAGTAGATTACACCGATACCTACACTAAAGAAATGGACGAAGAAGGATTAAAAGTGCTCAAGTGGAGTATGTTTGATAGTCCAGACAAATTGGGAAGCGGTAAGTATTTTATGGAAAGTGAACCAGTCTTTATCTTAGACGAGGTATTTAGAAGTTTAAGAATATCAGGTTTTATATTGCAGGGGTATGTTAGTAAGAATTACGCAGACAAGATTGCTATGCCAAGCAACAGCGGTCACAGAGTAGGTAAGTCAGTTAAGTTTAAATGTATTAACTCAGTTAAGAGACTTAAACTTGTTAGAGGACTTATTCAGTATGGTATCGAAAGAATACAAATATCTAATGAATGGATATATTTCGATACAGATAACTACTTGAAGAAACCTTTATTTATTTGTTTTTAATTATATTTGTTTTTCCATTTTGTTTTAGGGGTAGGTGTAAAAGCTTACCTCTTTTTTGTTAAAGAAATGTTAAAGTTTATTAAAGTACTTTCACAATCCAAATAAAAGACTATCTTTGTAGGGAACAAATTAAACAGATATAAATTATGGAATCAGATTGTTGTGGTGCAAGTGAGTGGAACGGAATGGGTCTTTGCAGCGAATGTAAAGAACACGCAGAGTTTAACGAAACAGAAGAATAATTATGAATTTAAGCGAAGAGACTTGGAGCAATCTAAAAGACGAGATAGAAGCCTCCATAGACAAAGACCCTAACATAACTGATGTAATAGTCAATTATCAATTAAAGGAAAACAAAGGAACAAAGAACATTTTAACTTACAGTGTAAAACTAACAGATATATGAAAGACTTATTAGACTTTAAAAACAATAGAATAGAAGCTATGCAGACTGAGATTTTCAGACAGCAACAAAGAATTGACATCTTAGAGACATACATCTTTGAACTTACAGATGAAAGCTGTCCACAAGAGTATAAGAAAATAGTTAAGAATGAATTATTAAAAACAAATTAAATTATGACAATTTTAGAAAAATTAGCAAAGATTCAAGTAGAGCTAAAGGTTACTAAGAATCAAACAAATGCTTTCGGTAAGTACAAGTATCGTTCAGCAGAAGACATCTTAGAAGCACTTAAACCATTTGAAACAAAGTACAAAGTAGTCTTTAAAATTACAGACAATTTAAAGCAAGTAGCAGAACACGTTTACGTAGACTCAGAAGCTAAGATAATTGATACAGAGTCTATAGACAGAGAAAGTTCAATATCTTCTTCAGCACAGGCTATTATAGACTTTACTGCAAAGGGTATGCAAATGCCACAGAGAACAGGTGCAGCAAGTAGTTATGCTAAGAAATACGCTTTAGGAAACCTATTGTTGATAGACGATAAT